GGGAGCAGCGCATCATGCAGATGTATTTCGGATTGAATGGCGACGCGCCACAAACATTCGAAGACATCGGACTGTTGTTCGATATCAGCAAGAACCGGGTACGGCAGATCGTGCTGCGGGCCCAACTCATGCTTTCGGCGCCGAGGCACGATCTGCGCCGGCGCTGCGCGCCGCTCCTTGAGGATGGAATGGAAGGGGCGCAACGTTGACCCTCTCCCTCCGCCCCTATCAGCGCTCGGCCATCGAGGCGCTCTACGAATATTTCTCCGCCAGCGCAGGAAATCCGCTGGTCGTGCTCCCAACCGGCTGCCATGCGGCTGGGACTCTGATCCTGATGCATGACGGTTCTACAAAATCGGTCGAAGACGTGGTGCCAGGTGACCTGCTCATGGGGCCAGACAGTAAACCACGTCGCGTTCTGCAGCTGGCCCGCGGCCACGAGCGTATGTGGCAAGTAACCCCGAAGCGTGGCGGTGATGCCTTCGCCGTCAACGAGGGCCACATTCTGTCTCTTGCGACAACCAATGAAGGAAAGCCCTATCGCTGCACTCAAGATGGCAGCAGGATCGATAATATCTCCATCCGTGAATATATCACAAAGTCGAAATCATGGCGTCACCTTCGGAAGCTGCGGCGGGTTGCCGTAGACTTCCCGGTCCGCCCGGCACCGCCGTTTGATCCCTGGGCGCTTGGTGTGCTGCTCGGTGATGGATGCCTGACGCATGGTGTGGCGGTCAGCAACCCGGATATAGAAGTACTCGACGGCCTCTGGGCTGAGATAGAACGATACGGGCTTCACTACAGGGCGCGGGAGAATAGCCGCGGTACCTGTTGGGGGGTTGTGTTTTCAAATACCCTCGCTCAGCGTGGAACGCCCAACCGTGTGAAAGCCATCCTCCGTGAGCTTGGCCTTGCCGGTCACGACGCTTCGGAGAAGTTCATTCCCGAGTGCTACAAGGTGGGTAGCCGTGATGTTCGCTTAGAGGTTCTGGCTGGCCTACTCGATACTGATGGTCACCTTTTCGGTGGGACTGGCTTTGACTACATCAGCAAGTCAGAGCAGCTGGCTAGGGACACCACTTTTGTTGCCCGTAGCCTCGGCCTTTGCGCGTCATGCGTGCCCTGTCAGAAATTCGATCAGAACGGCGTTGGCGGCACATACTGGCGTGTGACTATCTCCGGCCACACAGATATGATCCCGACCCGCGTCGTACGGAAACGTGCTGCGCCGCGCCGCCAAAAGAAGAACCCGCTGGTCACCGGTTTCGATTTACAACCGCTGCCGGAAGGCCTTTTCTATGGCTTCTCGCTTGATGGCGATCATCTCTATTTGACTGCCGATTTCACTGTTCATCACAATACGGGCAAAAGCCTCTGCATCGCAGGATTCACGCAGGAGGCGATCGCCGCCTATGGCGACACTCGTGTTCTGGTCCTCACCCATGTGAAGGAGCTGATCCAGCAAAACTTCATGGCGCTGCTGCGCGCCTGGCCCGATGCACCTGCTGGCATCTACTCAGCCGGGTTGTCGCGGCGCGACATTCACGCGCAGATCCTCTTTGCCGGCATTCAATCCATCCACCGCCACGCATACAAGGTGCAGCGTTGCGATCTGGTGCTGATCGATGAAGCCCATCTGCTCGGGCGCAATGACAGCGGCATGTATCGCCGCTTTCTCACACAACTGAAGGAGATTAATGCCGGCCTGACCAAGGTCGTCGGTTTCACTGCCACACCTTACCGGCTTGATAGCGGCCTGTTGCACGAGGGCGAAGATCGGCTGTTCACCGACATCGCCTATGAGGTGCCGGTGCTGGACATGATCCAGCAAGGCTATCTCTGCCCGGTGGTCCCCAAGCAGACCACCACGCAGCTTGATGTCGGTGGTGTTGGCACGCGCGGCGGCGAATTCATCGCCAAGGACCTTGAGGCCGCAGTTGATCGCGATGAGGTCACGCGCGCCGCTGTGGCCGAAATTGTCGAGCACGGAGCTGACCGCGGATCCTGGCTGGTGTTCTGCTCGGGCGTTGCCCATGCGCGCCATGTGCGGGACGCGATCCGCGAGCACGGCATCAGCGCCGAGACAGTCACGGGCGACACACCCGGCCCCGAGCGCGATGGCATCCTGACGGCGTTCAAGGCCGGAAGGCTGCGCTGCGTCACCAACGCCAATGTGCTCACCACCGGCTTTGATGCGCCAGGCACTGATCTAATCGCGCTGCTGCGCCCAACCAAAAGCGTCGGGCTCTATGTCCAGATGGTCGGTCGCGGCACGCGCCTTGCCGAGGGCAAGGATGACTGCCTGGTGCTGGACTTCGCCGGCAATACCGCGCGGCACGGCCCGATCGACACAGTGGATGGCCGCAAAAAGGAAACCGCGGAGGACGGCAAGGCACCGATCAAAACCTGCCCAGAATGCAAAACCATCAACCATGCGAGCGCGCGGCACTGCATTGAGTGCGATTATGAATTCCCGCCGCCGGTGGTGAAGGTAGCGCCGAAGGCGGCGTCAGACGCGCTGCTGTCGACGCAGATCCAGGCGGCCTGGTGCGACGTCACGGATATTGGCTACTCGCGGCACGAAAAGCCCGGCAAGCCGGCGTCGCTGCGCGTCACCTATGAATGCGGCCTTATCCAGCACAGCGAATGGGTGTGTTTCGAGCATACAGGATTTCCCCGCGACAAGGCGCTGTCCTGGTGGCGGCGTCGTGCGGGCAATCTGCCGCCGCCCCTGACGGTGAATGAAGCGCTGGCCCAGCAGCACCATCTGCGCCGCCCCATCGCCATCCAGGTCCGGCCCACCGGTCAATACACCGAAATCACCGCCGTGAGGTTCATGTGAAATGCGCTGCCTGTCGCCTGCGCACTGCGCGCTGCTTTGGTTGGTTCGATCCGCGGCGCAAGACCGGGACGCCACGTTGGGCCTGTTCCATGCGCTGCATGCATGTGCTGCGCCGGAGGTGGGGCGTGATTGATCCCGATGAACACGAAATCGCCGCCATCCAGGCCGCGAGCCCCATGGCGGGCGAATACCTGGAAAGCATCGGCAAGACCGATCTTGCGGTGCTGAGCGATGCCGAATGGTTGACGCTGCTGGAGGTGATCGTCACCGCCTATCAGGATGCGCTGGCGCAGCGCCTGGATAGCGGCAGCCATCCCGCGCCGCCTCTGCCAGGGAGGGCTGCATGAAGGATTTCATGGCGCAATTCGGCGCGCGGCTCGTGGATAATGGCTATCCCGTCATTCCCATCATGCCGGGCGCCAAGGTGCCGGGCCACTTCCGCAAGGGCGCCTGGGCGGCCTATCCGGATTGGACGCGGCACTGCGACCGGGCGACCAAAAGCTTTGAGATCGACATCTGGCGTCGCTGGCCCGATTGCGCGGTGGGCATCGCCTGCGGTGCGGTGGTGGGCATCGACATTGATGTCCCTGATGCCTCGGTCGCGGTCGCGCTCACCGATCGGGCGAAGCGCATGCTGGGCGAGACGCCATGCCTGCGCATTGGCCAGGCGCCCAAGCGCTTGCTGGTCTATCGCGCTGCCACTGCCTTTCGCGGGCGCAAGCGTCATCCGCTGGAAGTGCTGGCACGCGGGCAGCAATTCGTCGCCTATGCCATCCATCCCGTCACCGGGCAGCCCTATGCCTGGCCAGAGGACGGCCTGACCGACACGCCGCTTGCCGACCTGCCGGAGATTACAGAAGCGGCCTGCGACGCCTTCCTGGACGCCGCGTGGGACATGGTGCCGGCGGCGCTGCGCAAGACAACACTGCACATGGATAGCCCGAGCGACATCTGGCGCGGGCCATCCGATCCGCGTGGCACCCCAGAAGCCGTCGCCGCCGCGCTGGCCTATCTGCCGAATGACGATCTGCCGGGAAATGAATGGATCACCATCGGCGCCGCTATCAAAGCCGCAATTGGTGAGGAGGGCCGCCAGCTTTGGATCGACTGGTCACGCAATGCGAGCAAGTCCGGACAATCGGGCCGCAGCAATACGCCGGAACGGCGCTGGGCAACGCTGAAGCCTCATAGCGCAGGTGCGGGCAAGATCTACTGGCTGGCGGCAGAGCGCGGTTGGAACCCGCCGCCCGAGATCATCCTGAATGGGAATGTCGCTGAGCAGATGGCAATGCCGCATCCGGCGGCGGGGCTGTTGGCAAAGGTCAGCACTGCGCCTGCCCCAAGCGCACCGCCACCTAAGCCTTATCGTGTTCCGGCAGAACTGCTGCAGGTTGACGGCGCCTTGCGGCTTTTTCTCGATTACGCAAACGCGACAGCGATAAGCCCGCAACCCTTCCTCGCACTTGGCGCGGGTATCTGCATGATCGGCGCCCTGGCCGGCAGGCGATACCGCACACCCACCGATTTGCGCAGCAACGTCTATGCCGTCGGCATTGCTGACAGCGGCGGCGGTAAGGATCATGCGCGGCGTTGCGTCAAACGCGCGATCTTCGCGGCAAAGCTCGACCGCTACCTTGGTGGTGAAGAACTCGCCTCCTCAGCCGGGCTGCTCACATCCTTGCAGCGCCATCCCGTGCGGCTGTTCCAGGTGGACGAATTCGGCCAATTCCTGAAGGCAGTCCTGAGCCCACGTGCGCCGGCACACAAAGCAGCCATCTGGGCGGAATTGACCAAGCTCTACACCTCGGCCGCCGAACCCTACATCGGCACAGAATACGCGGACCAAAAAACCAAGCCGCG